TCTTTGTTCCTGAGCCACCCAAGGCTTTTAGAATGCCTGCTTCTTGAGGATTAATATGGGCAAGGACAGTGTCGCCATAGCGACCTTTGCTTTGAAGTTCTTTAGCGAGTGTTTTTAAGCCTGCCATACAAGCCCTTTAGAGTTAAAGTTCATACCGTTACCGTTACCGTCCCCACACTAGCTGTGGCTGATACTCCAAATAAATAAGAAATGTTGGGTACAACAATCCGTAAGTCTTCGCCAACCTGAAATACAGTGCCGTTTGGCAAATTGTACCCTGATGTTGGTAGATTTAATAGCCTGATCCCGTCTGCCTGTAAAGGCACGTTGGAGTCTAACTGGGTGAAGTAAAGCCGTAAAACCCCGATTAACTGAGACAGTTGCTGTTGGTCGTAATCTGGTGTCGCAAGCGGGAGAGCTGGCGCCCGAAATCGTTGCATTCCCATTATCTGCGCCCATCTGGTCTGCCATCCAATCTTGGACTACCTAACTGCCATTGGACATTTAAGTCGGTTGATTCAATCTGAATAGCCATCTGCCTAGCCCTAGCCCGCATAAAGATCTGTTCGGTAAAGACGTCTACGGAAGTCTCGATGACCTGCTCGGAGTCTGTATTGGAATATGCGTTGCCAGGAAAGTTCCGTGGTTTGATATACATTGTGACCGCAGGCAAAGTGGCAGTCGAACCAGTAAAACTAAGGTCAGGGATTATCCGCTTAGTTAGGATGAACTGATCCCCATCTACCAGATCAAAGTCTGAAGACGAAATAAACGAGGTCATTGCCGTGGTGTCGTCATTAAGTCCTTGCTCATGGTTGTAAATAATGCTGTCAGCCGTCATTGTGGTCTGCACAACAAATTGCGAGATATTCACCGTATAAGTACCTATTCCGCCAGTCCCAGTGCCTAGAGCCGTTATGATGGTTCCTGTAGCTACGCCAGTACCCGTAATGACTGAACCTACTTGTAAGATACCCGAAGTAATAGCCGTTACATTGAGGGTTGTGCTATTTGGAATTGCACCTGTAAAAGTTGTTTGCACAAGCGCTTGAGGGTATTCCCTTAAAGATGAGTCTGACCACGCAGTACGATCTATCGTGCCGTAGTACCAAATTTTTTCTAAGTGGTTGTAAATGACGTAGGCGTCATTAACTTGACTACCTGCCGTTGGGTAGAACCACCATACCTCGTTCCAGCCCTCATTAGACCCAGAGACAATCTGGTCGGCTTGATCGTAGTTTAGATCTTGAAAGACATGATTTCTAATCGTACAAGGTAAAGTCTCAACCCGTCCTGTATAGGCATAGAACTTGTCATGCCCAAACCAATAAGCCGTGTTATTTACGACTACGACTGAACGGGGGCTAAGAATGGAGATATTGTCCGAAAGCTCATTAAGACTAAAGACGTCTGAAGTACCCGTAAATTGCAAAGAATTCAGAGTTCCCTCTGTATATACAAGGATTTCTTGACGAGTTGCTACCGCACAGACAATGGCTGAACCACGAGAAACCCGTAAGAAACCTGCTGAATTGGTAACTAAAGGTGTCCAGACGTTGGGTTGATCTTGGGTGGCAAAGCGAATTAATAGAGGGTCTGCTGTTCCTCCCCCAAACGGTGTACAACCAAAGGCTAATAGATGCTTATCGTTTTGAGAGACTAAAATCTGCATTGCTACATTAGGAACGTCCGCAGGGGCAATACTGTCTATTGTGGTGGCTGATAATAATTTAGCCCGTACCCCCGTACCACCTGAGTATTCCCAATAGTAAATAGCGCCATTACGGATATTAGCTACTAGGTCATTGTCAAAGTTTTGTAAAAACCAATCTCGCTGAGAAAGAACAACTGGTGTAGCACTTCCAGATCCCCAAGCATTAGTCCCCCATGTGCCTGCACCCCAACCGTTTCCGTATGCAGCATTATTATTTCCTACGCTAATCTGAAAAGCGGCTGTAATTCCAGTCCCACCGCCAGAAGCCGAAGATGTAGCCGCAGTCGCAGCGGTAATCGTAAAGGAGTTTGCACTTACTAAGGTAATAATAAATTCAGTATTTAAAGTAGCCGCCGTAATCCCACCTACTGCTACCGCACCTGAAAAGGTAACATAGTCTCCGTCTGAGGCTCCGTGAGATGTAATAGCAACGGTGACGGTTTTAGAGCCATTGACCGTGGTAAAGCAGTTATTCGTTGTTGGATTGACAAAAGTCGCTCGTATAGGCGTAATGTCATTTAGAATCTGACCCGCTTCAATGTAAAGTTTTTTAGACGTCCCAAGAGCTAGATAATTATCCGAAGCCGTGGTAATCCAATTAAAAATCTGACGACATACCCCTGCGATTGTGAACGTCCCATAGCGTAACCAACCACCTATTTTCTGCGGATAGCCAGAGCGAAAGCGCACTTTATTGCACTCAAAGAACCCACCCTCGTTGGTGTAGTTGGTTTGGTCTCTGTTTAAACCTGGCTTAAATTGTAGTTTTTGGAGTGGCATATTAACTTAAAAATAAGGCACGTTCATCGTTTCTGCGGGTTACTAAGCCTTTCAGTACTTTACCCCCAGCCAGTGTATATTTCAAGAACTCTTCTGCCGCCCCTTCCATTTCGCCCCGAAGAACCTTCTGACGGAGGGTGCTGCGCTGTAGTGTTCCCAGACCAACATTGAAAGCAAAACTAACAAGAGCATCGAACTGACCTTGAGTGAGCTTAAGGGGACAGTAGCGTTCAACGCCTCGCTCAAAGCGATTAAGGTCATCTCTAAGAATTCCATCTACTTCCTCCATTGAAAAGGTACGGTCATCTTTGTATTCCAGTGGGTAGGCATCCCGTTCTTCCATCTTTAAATGAGCCTGTCTAGGGTACAAAACATGGCCCACCCCGACCGTGTGAAGCTTGGCGGGACAGCGATAAGGACGCTGGCGGACACCTTCATGGTGCTTAATCATTTTGATTGCTTTATCACTTACTTTCATTTCTTACTAAATGCCTGAGTCCCGAACCAGAAAGATACGATTGATGCCCATATAATCTGGGTCTCGTCATCCCATAGGAGGTTAAGCGCTACATCAAATGGAACTTCCCGATGGAACGCAAACCAGAACCCAAACAGTTCTACAAACATAAACATTATGAACATACCGTAGGTAATAGCTGGTCTTACCATCGCCCTAGAGTTAACAACCCACTGAGAAGCACCTTTACCAATCTCAATGTCGTGAGCGTACAAAGACTCCCTTTCTTGGGCTTGGGTCTGCATCTCAATCTGCTGGGTCTTAATCTCTTCTACATGGGCTTGTGCTGCAAAGCCACGCTCTGCCATCTGGAGTTCCCGTTCCGTTTGCAAACGAGCCATTTCCATCTCATGCTTCTTGTCGGACTTGTCTTGGAAAAACCCTAATAGGTTAGGCAATCCTCCTGACAAGAAGGATATAAGGGTGGTAAACAGGGTAATCATTTTTTTGATCTTTCTTCAAGGAGTTTGACCCGCACATGGAGATCATGCAATTCTTTATAAAGTTCTTCACGCATCCTAGCCCGTTTTTCTGCTGATATTGGACTGTCTGTTGGTACACCTTCGGCTGTAATTAAAGCTGGCATTTTGCCTTCTATCTGAGTAAGACGGGTTTGGAATGACGATACCTGACCAAGTAACCAGCCTAAACAAACAACCACAATAGGAATAACCGCTTTTAAAAGGTCTTGCATATTCATTTCCATCTACCCCATGTGCATTCGTAAGCAATCCAAGTTGCAAATATGTAACATAGTGCCATAACGCTTTTCATTATCCGTCTATCGCTTTGCTCCAAATACTTATCACGCCTGTCTTCCCACTGTTTTCTAGCTTTAATGCCTTGTATCTCATCCCAAGCGTGGCTGCCATACTTCTTAGTAATTGCGTGCTTAATCTTTTCTTCGGACTCTTTGGCTAACATCAGCCTTTGAAACTCGTCTACTGCTTCAATAATTGTTGTGGTATCAGCGTTAACAACCCTTGAATTCTTTCTTGATGCCGCTCTTTCTTTTGCCGCCTTATCCGCTACTGCTAGTACACCGTCAATTGCCTTACTAAGTTCTTCTGATGCCTTTACCGACTCATTAAGAGTCTTTGTGACCTGTTTCGTGCCATCTATAATTCCAAAAGGATCGGGCATGATTCAATTTAAAATACCTCTCCGCCAGCGGCAGGAACAGACGTTGCGTGAATCGAGATATGCTGTCTAAGGTTTAATGGCGCATTGCAGTCTGAGCAGACATCGGCTTGTAGCTCGGCTTCATCTAAGTCGTAACCACACGCCGAACACACCACTTCTATTTCGTG